ACTCTTACTAAGAATGCTTTACCGGATCTATTACAAAAAGCTCTTGCAGTTACTTTTGACTCATCTGTAGGTCACGACTATATTGAGAATGTAGAAGAGCGATATGATTTCTATCACGAACAAGAAGAGCGTATCCCTTTTGATATAGATTACTTTAATAAAATTACTAAAGGTGGTTTACCTAACAAAACTCTTAATATAGCTCTAGCTGGTACAGGTGTAGGTAAGTCGCTTTTTATGTGTCATATGGCTGGTAATATTCTTAACCAAGGAAGAAACGTCCTATATATTACTATGGAGATGGCAGAAGAGCGTATTGCAGAACGTATTGACGCTAATCTTCTAAACATACCTATTGATCAACTTGAGAATATAGCTAAACCTATCTTTAAAAGTAAAGTAGACGATATTGCGTCTAAAACTAATGGTAAGCTAATCATAAAAGAATATCCAACCGGAGCTGCTAACTCAGGACATTTTAGAGCGCTTCTTAATGAACTTAAATTAAAACGTAATTTTGTACCAGAGATTATCTTTATTGATTATCTTAATATATGCTCTTCAGCTCGTATGAAGGCTATGGGAGGGTCGATTAATTCCTATACATACATTAAAGCAATCGCTGAAGAGCTACGCGGTCTTGCAGTGGAGTTCGACGTACCGATCGTCTCTGCAACGCAGACGACTCGCTCTGGTTATACTAGCTCAGATCCTGGGCTTGAGGATACGTCCGAGTCTTTTGGGTTACCCGCTACCGCAGACTTAATGTTTGCCCTTATTAGTTCGGAGGAACTAGAGCAGCTAGGGCAGATTATGGTTAAACAACTTAAGAATAGATATAACGATCCTTCTAAATTCAAAAGGTTTGTCGTAGGAGTAGATAGATCTCGTATGAGATTATTTGATGCTGATAACCCGGAAGAAGGTGTTGTAGATGATTCACCAGCATTTGATAAGTCGAATGTTAATGAACGCTTTAAAGATTTTAAAATGGAGTAAAAAATGGCTAAACGTAGAAATACTAGTGAAAGTAGCACCTCTAAAGGAGAGCGTAAATCATCTATGCGAACTAGAGGGATTGGAATTAATCAAGCAATAAAAGTTAATAGAAAGATGGATGCTCTTAGAAAGGGTAAAGATGTAGTGTTTACTATGTCGAATCCAAACAAAGCAGAAACTAATAAGCCTTTCGTGAGAGTAAGAGTTTCAGGAAAGAATTTTCTTAAATATGGATCAGGTAATTAACAATGAAAGCTACTTTAATATCGCATAGTCAGCCTATGCGTCATATTCATTCTGGAGAACCTGGCATTATGGGTCTTGAAAACATTCAAGACCTTATAGCATATTGTGCAAGAGTGTCTAATCCATCCAATCAAGCCAACACTAAAACAACTCCAAAGCTACTTGAGTATCTTATTAAACATAAACATTGGAGTCCATTTGAGATGGCTTCTGCTTGTATTGAGATTGAAACGACTCGTGATATAGCCAGACAGCTTCTTCGTCATAGGTCGTTCTCTTTTCAAGAGTTTTCTCAGCGATATGCAGATGTTAGAGAGTTAGATGATACAGTAGTAATTCGCAAAGCAAGATTACAGGATCCTAAGAACCGTCAAAACAGTGTAATTACAGATGATACTAACTTACATATTGCCTGGGAGCAACACCAACGCACTGTTTGGCAGGCTGCTATGACAGCTTATAATTGGGCGATAGATAATGGTATCGCTAAAGAACAAGCTAGAGTCGTACTACCAGAAGGTAATACCGTATCAAGATTATATGTGAATGGTACTATTAGATCATGGATACATTATATCGAACTTCGTTCATCGAATGGAACTCAAAGAGAGCATATCGATTTATCCTTAGAGATAGCTGCAGCTATAGCTAAAATTTATCCATCTATTAATAATTTCATAGGAGAGTAAAAATGGGCCGAGTAATTTCTACATACTATAAAGACGAGTCAGATACTGATGATTATTGTGAAGTAAAGCTTGATTCTAAGAACGAAATGTTCTATATTAAGTATTATAATGGTCTTAATGATGCTCTGAAGTTTGAAGAAGAGTATCCTGGTAAATCTTTAGCATATGTAGAATCTGCAGCAGAAAATTGGGCCCTTGGAGTTAAACAATTAGAAAGAGGACAACTTGGCTTACTATAGTACAAAACGTTATGGACATAATATTGGATTAAGCGCTTGCTTCCGGCAACCAAGCGCTGATTCTCATTGTAGATTCTTACATGGATACTCTCTTGCTTTTAAGTTTGTATTTGCATGTAAAGAGTTAGATGAGCGCAACTGGGTAGTTGATTTTGGTGGTTTGAAGCCGTTGAAGAAATGGTTAGAAAATAACTTTGATCATAAGGTAGTCTTATCTCAATCAGATCCTCATCTTAAAACCTTTAAGATTCTTGAAGGTAAAGGATTAGCAGAGTTAAATATTGTACCTGCGGTCGGGGTAGAGTCATTTGCCAAGATGGCATTTGTAGAAGCAGATAAGATAGTTAAAAGAATGACTAGTAATAGATGCTGGGTAGTAAGCGCTGAGTGCGCAGAACATGGAGCTAACAGTGCAATCTATCAACCCTAAAACTTGGACTATACCTGTAGTAGATGCAGGAGATGGGGAGCTTGGATTTGAGCTCCCTGATGACGTTATGGACCAGTTGAACTTATCTGTAGGTGATGTTATAATATGGGAAGAAACAGCAAACGGCTGGTCGTTGAGGAAAAAAGATAATGACGGATAAAAAATATACCTATAGCGAAATCTTTCATTCTATTCAAGGTGAAGGACATTACACTGGCGTACCTACAGCATGGATTAGATTCTTTCTATGTAACCTGCAATGTGATGGTTTTGGTCAGAAGCATCCTACAAAACCGGAAACATATGAATTACCATATGCTGACTTTGATGCTCACTCTGTAAGTCGAGTAGAAGATCTACCTGTATGGTCTAAAGGATGTGATTCATCCTATACTTGGTCTAAGAAGTTTAAGCATCTTATGGGTCAGGCCACGGGTGCAGAGCTGGCTCAGAAGCTTACAGATTGTATGAAGAATGAACATAATCCAGAAGGTTGGTTTCGACATCCGCTATCTCTACAACATAACCATCTATGCATTACTGGTGGTGAGCCATTAATGAAGCATGCTCAGAATGCTTTTATTGACATCTATAACACACTAAGAGATATGCCTGGCGGCCCTATGAGAGATACTCATTTCTATAGTTCGGACAATCTACCAGCATCGGTTACCTGGGAGACTAATGGAACTCAGAAGCTATCTAATGAGTTTAAAGATGTAGTAGACTCTCCTCTGTTTAAGCCTGAAGCATTCTTTTCTGTATCTCCTAAGCTATGGACTGTTGCCGGGGAGAAGAGAGAGAAAGCTATTAAACCTGAAATCGTAAAAGAGTACTATGATATTTCCAACAATGGTCAACTTAAATTTGTTGTAGGACAGACAAAAGAAGAGTGGCAAGAATTAGATGAAGTAGTTATAATGTTTAGAGAAGCTGGGGTAAACTATCCTGTGTGGATTATGCCTACCGGTGCTCGAGAAGAAGAACAGCATGCTACAGCTGGTGATGTAGCAAGGATGGCATTTGAGAGAGGATATAACGTCTCTGGAAGAATGCATGTATACTTATTTGGAAACGCTATAGGAACTTAATATGAGAATATCTGACGTTATTAAAGACAGAATCGATGCAGCTGGGATTCGCTACTGGGCAGGAGATAATATCTCTTCAGTATTAGAAGAAGGAGATACAGACCTCCTTATTGATGAAGCAGCAGAGAAATTCGAAGCTGTATTGGATAGTCTTATTATTGATCGTCGTAACGATCCTAACTCTATGGATACAGGACGTAGACTAGCCAAGATGTATATTAATGAGATTATGAGTGGGCGCTACTTTCCAGGTCCTAAAGCAACAGCCTTTCCTAACTCAGGTCATGATCGTTATGATGGTATGTTGGTTGTACGTAGTGAGTTAAAGTCTATATGTTCCCATCATCATCAACCTGTCTCTGGAGTAGCGTATATTGGTATTATACCAGGAGAGAAAGTAATTGGTCTTTCCAAGTATACTCGTATTGCTCAATGGTGTGCTCGTAGAGGTACTCTGCAAGAAGAGCTCTGTAATGATATTGTACGAGAGGTTCAGAAAGCAACTGACTCAGATAACGTAGCAGTTTATATTCAAGCTACTCATGG